GATGACTAATCGTGGATCATATCGTGTGAGTGTTCGGGTCACGACTGAACGTGAGGTGGTCGTCCAAGCTGACGGCCTTGATGAGGCAGAGATCAAAGCAATGGTCGAAGTGGTGGCACTGACTGGTGGCACTGATGCAGAAGTTTTATGGGCAATGGAGGTAGGAAATGAGTAATTTACCAGAAGGTTTTCAGGATTGGACGTTGGACGAGAAGTCAGCTTATTGGGATAAGCAGCGCGTGAAGGATCGTGCGGAGCGTCAGAAGGGCATCAACAAGCTGTCGCAAGAGCAACGAGACGCAGTCAAAGAAGCTTATGAAGCGATCAGCGGTGCGATGCAAAGCATGCATGAATGTCAGGATTTGTGGATGTCTGATGTCAAGAAGTTGGACGACAGTATGTGGCAACTGCGCCGCCTATTTAATCTGGAGGTTAAAGATGACTAAATCATTTGTTCTAACAAGACTATGCACACATAGTTTTAAGCCGGAAGGTGACATGTTTTTCACCGGCACATCATTCACGGTTTACACTCAAGTGCGTAGGGTCGGGAATATCGAGCGAGAGGTCACGCGGATCCACGATGGTCACCACAACAACGGTGGCTGGTGGGTCGATGGTTCGCTGGACGAAGTTATGGATACAATTATTCAGGGGGAAGACAATGGGTAAGGTCAAAGGTCTGATGATGCAGATGGAAGAGGACGCGCTTTGGATGGCAAAAGAAGCTTGGGTCTATTTGTATGGTGAGTCATATGAAAAGTTATATGACGAGGTTCATCGCAACGTGGAACAAGAAGACATCATGCGGGGGTACGACAATGTTAACGAATAAACAGTTAACAGAACTGCTGAAAGTTCCGGAGATCCCGAAGCAAAAGTACCGCAACCATACACGCGGGGACATAGAGTCCCCCGCGCAGGCGGCACACCGCAACACAATTCGCATGAAGATACACCTCGACCTGTTCAAGGGTAACAGGTTCAACTACAGGGCTAAAGAAGATGGAAAAAACTGAAACAGTTCCGAACATTTCGGAGTTCTTGGTCGGGGCAAAGACCGCTGTCTATGACGAAAAAGAAAGGGGCGACAGATACTTGGTTAGTTTCGAGATGAAGCTGGTGCGCCGGTATTTGGTCAGAGCAAAGTCCAAGGGCATGGCAGCCAGTCTCGGGAGGAACAGACTAAACCGGTCAATCAAATACATGAAGGCCAAGAGTAAACCATCCAGACGATTGGGTGGGATGAGCATGATGCTTGTTAAGCGAGTTGATTTAATACAAACAAGGGCGGTTTGATTATGGGCTTTGAAGATGATCCAAGAGCCGAGGTCGAAGACACGACAGGCTATATTAAAAAGCGTGGGACAGAGCTTCATGCGACCGAGATGGGTGGTGCTTCATCCTTGAACCTTGGGCATGCGGCGATGACTAAATCGCAGCGTGATTACAAGCAGCGCATGGAGAATATCAGCATTCACAACAGGCCATACGGAGAAAAGAAATGAGCGATGTGGATAAGGATAAATTTGCCAAGGGCGATGGGTCGATGCAAAAGCGGTTGGACGCAGGTCGATGCCCTAAGTGTGGCACAAGCCTACAATATATGCTGGAACCGCATGATGGATGGCAGCAATGTGGGACTTGTAAATTGCAGATTACTCAGAAATAGACAAACCATCTTGGCTTATGCTAGGGTTTATCGGACAGCATGGAAGGGTATCAGGTTATGTGGGAATATATTTTAATAACGTGCATGGTCACCCACTTTGGTGGTGAGCCTGTGAATAAATGTTGGTCACAGGTAAGTGAAAAGAAGTATCCGGAGGTAGCTATTTGTAAGGCTGCGGCTAAGGCTGAGGATTTCAGGATCTATTACAGTCTTCGGGGTACGAGCGCAGGTCTGCCAGTGATTAAGACTGTGTGTGGTGAAGTCAAAGACAAAAATGTGTGAGGATTAAGTAATGGCTAACGAAACTAAATTGATGCCGAGTGAAGAAGAAATCAGCGAGGCTGTAGCTAAGATCGAATGGTCTGATGCCGTGGCGATTGTTGAGGTTGAGGTCGTGAACATTTGCGAACGGTATAGCAAAGACGGCGACAGTGAAATTGCGGAAAAGATTGAGCAGGCATGGTTAAGAATACTTCGGGGGTAGACAGCGTCATACGTTGGTATCTACAAAAGGAAGTAGAGTTCGCGGATCGCGGTGACTTCCTTCAGCTAAACAGGTGTGTTGAGAACAGGCAGTTTTACGAAACACTGAAAGATAAAATAGAAAGAGATATCAATGACCGACAATGTCATACCATTTAACAAGATCAAAAAAACCAGAGAGCCTGTGCCGGTGATATGTGAACTGGCTGGCGCGGCATTCAAATCTGTAATCATCATGGGTGAGAACCACGAAGGTGATGTTCAGATGGTGACCACGGTCAGTGATCCAGCCGAAGTCTTGTGGTACATGGAAGCTGCGAGGTTCGGGATCATGACAGGGAACATGGAAGATGAGTGATGGTCAGCCCCTTACAACCGTTCTAACTATTGGTGACTTATACACCGCTGGTGAGATCAACATGGAAGAGGCTGTGTTGGCTATGTCTGAGTACATAGACGAGGATGATGCCGTCCAGCTATTGACCAGCCTGACCCGGGACAACGTGATCAAGTTCCCAGAGCCGAGGTTCGAGGACGTAGAGCCGGAAGAAGACGAGGCTTGCAGCAAGGCTGTGTTTTCATTCACGGCGGAGTTTGATTTAGACGACCCTGCATAGAAGAGAGTGAGCGAGATGAAGTTTAATTATAAGACGAAGCCTTATGCACATCAGCACGAGGCGCTGGTTCGTAGTCACAACAAGGTAGACTACGGTTACTTTATGGAGATGGGCTGTGGCAAATCGAAGGTACTCATCGACAATATTGCGTGGTTATATTCACAAAAGAAGATCGACACAGCCATCATCGTTGCACCCAAAGGTGTCTATCGCAACTGGCAGATATCAGAAATACCTGCTCATTTACCAGAGGACATTGAACACGAGGTTTATGTTTGGAATCCGAACCCAAACAAGGGTCAGAAAGAACACCTCTTGGAAGGTATTCAAAAGCGTGAAAAGCTGCGCTTGTTCCTTGTCAATGTCGAGGGTTTCGCAACGCCTAAAGTACGAGCGTACTTGGAGCAGTTCGTTCGCGGATCGGCGTTTCTACTTGCGGTTGATGAGTCAACAACTATTAAGAACCCAAAAGCCAAGAGGACTAAAGCTCTGGTGGAGATTGGCAAAGGTGCATCGTTTCGCCGTATCCTCACCGGATCGCCCGTTACAAAATCGCCGATGGATCTTTACGCGCAATGTGGATTTATGGATAAACGATTGCTTGGATTCGATTCTTTTTATTCGTTCCAAGGGCGGTACGCCATCACAAGAACTCAGCGGATGGGCAGTCACAGTTTTCAGCAGATCGTGGGATACAGAAATCTTGATGAGTTATCCGACAAGCTACAAAGCTTTTCATACCGCGTCACAAAGGATGATGCGCTGGATTTACCAGACAAGGTTTACACTATTCGGAACGTAGGTCTGACCGACAAGCAGCTTGAGCATTACATGATGCTGAAGAACAACGCTATAGCGTTGTTGGATGATGGTGAGCTAGTGTCTGCCCCAGCGGTGATGACCCAATTGCTGCGCCTTCAACAGGTGCTGTGCGGCCACTTGATGTCAGATGATGGTGAGCTAGTAGAGTTTCCGACAAAGCGGCTGGACGCGCTGCTAGAGACGATAGACGAGATGACTGGCAAGGTTATTATCTGGTCACGGTTCCGGTATGACATCAAGAACATCGAGGCCAAGCTAGCCAAGATCCACGGTCCGAGTTCGGTAGTATCTTATTTCGGGGACACCTCTGACGATGACCGGCAAGCCGCAGTTCGCAGGTTCCAGTTCGAAGATGCGAGGTTCTTTGTCGCCAACCCTCAGACCGCAGGCTATGGCCTGACGCTGACGGCAGCAACGAACGTGATTTATTATGCGAATGACTTCAACCTCGAGACTCGGGTTCAGTCAGAGGATAGAGCGCACCGGATCGGGCAGAAGAACAGCGTGACCTATGTGGATTTTGTTTCAAAGGGTACGGTGGACGAGCATATCGTCAAGACACTTCGCTCGAAGATTGATCTGTCAGCGAAGACTCTGGGTGAAGAAGCCCGCCAATGGTTGGAACTTTCCCCCCGCCGTGGCGACGATTAGAAGCATTTTGTACAGACACTGGTGAAGGGTTGAATTGATGCGGGTAAAGGTGACATTCGTGCGTAACGAGATCGACATAGAGAAGTCTGACGCCGAGCTTCTGCTGCTCTTGTTTCAGAGTGCGGCTTATTACGCTCCCGTCTTTCCGCCTACTTACCGTCTTCACATCGAAGAGCAGGATTTCGCCTTTCGGAGACAGGGCTACAATATCAACCGGCCCTTGCTCGAGAACATGCATGTAGACATGGCAGCCTTGAGAAAACAACCAGTCTGATGCGAGTAACTCAGACCTTTTACCGTCCGCGTTCTTTTGATTTGGTCTCATTTGTTACTTGACCATCCACAAATAATTGAATAACATCAACAACAGTCTTACATATAGGCACAGGAGATACAACAATGAATCTAAAAAAATGGAAATCAATCGCGGTGACCTTTGACGTTTATGAAATTATTAAGCGTATGGCAGATGCGAATGAGCGTAGTGTGGGTCGGCAGCTAGCCCACATAATCAAATCACTAGACGAAAAAAAATAATAGCCGCTACTTGACTACCTCGTGTCTGCTAGTGTAGACACGAGTTTCACACCCGAAGGGGTTAAACTTTGTACCGAAAAGGAGAATGGTATGAGCGATGTGTTTTCGCTATTTGAAGAAGGAACAGTCGATGCTGATAAGTTCGACACTGTTGAGAAGGAAGGTGCTTCGCGCCTATCCAACCTCATTCGTCAGTCACTTGACCTCGATAAACAAATTGCCGATGCAGAGCAATTCGTCAAGGATCTGAAATTCAAAAAAAGAAAAGTGAACGAAGAAGATATTCCTATGCTCATGGAAGAGATGGGCGTGGATAGTCTTACTGTCGATGGGCATAAGGTTAGTGTCGCTAACTTTGTTCACGCAAGAATATCCGATGACAAGAAGGCGGAAGCGTTTGCTTACCTGCGTTCCATCGGTGAGGCGGACATCATCAAGAATGATGTGACCGTATCGTTCTCGTCAGGGCAAGACAACATGGCTGGTGCGGTGGTTGATGACCTACGCAACCAAGGCTATGACCCTGCACAGAAAACTCACATACATCCGGGGACACTCAAAGCTTGGGTCAAGAATCGCATTGAATCAGGTAAAGACCTCGACTTTGAAACCTTCGGCGTTTTTGTCGGAACAGAAGCTAAAATCAAACGGAGCTAGACATGGCTGATACAGCAATCGAAACTAAGAATACCAACACACTTCCCGCAACTCTTATGGCAGACTTCTCTGATCATGCCGGTGCTGGCATGGATGCCATCGGCACAGAAGACATGCAGATTCCATTCCTGCGTATCTTGCAGCCGCTGTCACCACAGCTAAACAAGAACGATGCCTCGCACATTAAAGGTGCTTCATCAGGCGACCTGTTTAATACAGTGACTGGTCAGTTCTGGGAAGGCGAGTCAGGGGTGTACGTTATCCCGTGCGGGTACACCGTTAAGTACCTCGAGTTCCAGCTACGCATCAACGGTGGTGGCTTTGCTGGTGAGCTTGATCCAAACGACCCAGACCTAAAGCGCACTACACGCGAAGGTGCATCTGAAGTCCTGCCATCAGGTAACGAGGTTATCCGGTCAGCCCAGCATCTGGTAATGATCGTTGATCCAAAGACAGGCATGACCCAGTCAGCTATCTGTGACATGAAGAAGACACAGTTGAAGGTGTCTCGTAAGTGGAACACACAGATGCGTATGGTTCAGTACCAAGGTCCGAATGGCATGTTTAACCCACCAATGTGGGGAACCATTTGGAAGCTGACCACGGTTCAAGAATCGAATGACCAAGGTTCGTGGAACAACTACGCAGTTGAGCGCATCGAGCCAACCGAGGTTCCACAAGAAGCGTTCCTAGCAGCTAAGTCTTTCTTCGAGTCCTTCTCGAAGGGTGAGATTAAGACTGCCGCAGGTACATCAGATGAGCAGGCTGCACCGAAGCAAGCCCCATCAGCAGAAGACGTTCCTTTCTAGGCGGGGGGTTCCTAACGCTGCCGGGGGGCAGCGGTCAAGGTTGATTCGGCCCCGCCCGTGAACAAGTACTCAGGCCTATTGAGATCCAGTAGGTTTTGTTCTAGGACACCGATCAATCACCCCCCCACACTTTTACTTAGGAGCAGTAAATGTCAGTAACAGAAAAATTTATGGCAGCATTCGAAGGTTTTGGTCAGGCTCATGGTCAGACACAAATCTCTGAAGAGCGCCGCGAGGGGAAGCAGAAGGCCAAGTCCTTTATTGTTCGCAAGCCCCTGACACTAGAGCTTATCACCGGTCATCTGTCAGGCAAGAACGGTGTTGGTTCTATCCCTATTAACGAAAGCAACCAATGTAAGTTTGGTGCGCTGGACATCGATCAATACCCACTCGACCTTGTTGCCTTGGATAAGAAGATCCGTGACTTGGATATCAAGTCGGTAGTGTGCCGGTCGAAGTCTGGTGGGGCGCATGTATTCTTTTTCTTTACGGAGTGGATCAGTGCTGGAGACTTTAAGGATAAGGCTGCGGAGATATCTGCCGTACTTGGTTATGGTGGCTGTGAAGTGTTCCCAAAGCAGGAACAGGTTCTTGTCGAGCGTGGTGATGTGGGTAATTTTATTAACCTGCCGTACTTTGATGCGGAGCAAACAATGCGCCCAGCCATCAAAGAAGATGGGGACGATGCCACACTAGAAGAGTTTCTAGATCTGATTGAAGAGCGCCGTGTATCGCCGAATGAATTCCTGTCGCTGAAGCTTGGTGGTGCATCAGACCAGTTCAAAGGGTGGCCGCCTTGCTTGAAGACTATGTTCGAGCAGGGCATACCAGAGGGTGGTCGTAACACAACTATGTTCGCGGCAGCCGTAGCCTGTAAACGTGTTGACCCAGACAACTGGAAATCTTTGCACGAGCAGATCAACATGAGCTACTGTCACCCACCTTTGGGTGCGTCAGAGATCGTCCAGATCCAGCAGCAGTTAGATAAGAAAGAATATTTCTATCCGTGTGATCAGCAGCCACTGGCTTCATTCTGCAACAAGACACTATGCCGCCGCCAGAAGTATGGCATTGGTAAAGAAGTTGTCGAGGCTGATATCAGTGGTCTGTCTGTTGTTCTGTCTGAGCCGCGTGTGTGGTTCTGCGACATCAACGGTCGCCGTCTCGAGCTAAGTACCGAGGAGCTACAGCTTCCGATGAAGTTTCAACGTGCTTGTATGGAGCATCTTCAGTACATGCCACCGACTATGAAGAACGCCGACTGGCAGTTGGTCGTGAATGGTCTGATGGAAAACGTCAACGAGATCGAAGTTCCAGAAGAACTTACCTATCGTGGTCAGTTCCTTGATCACTTGGAAAGTTTTTGTACTGGTCGTGTGCAGGCGCAGTCAGCGGAAGAGCTTGTGTTGGGCAAGCCATACACAGAAGAAGGTAAGACATTCTTCAAGCTTGATTCACTGATGAACTACCTTCAGAACAAAAGGTTTGCTGAGTACAACCGTGGTCAGATTCAAGAACGCTTGAAAGAACTTAACGGCGCTGATGAGGCTCACGGCAGCAAGCGGTTTAAAACAACCAAAGGTGAATCAAAAGTAGTTCGTGTGTGGTGGGTGCCGGAGTATGGTTCCGAGGTTCAAGTACCGGATGCCAATGTACAAATGAACGAGGTACCATTCTAATGGAAACAACGATCTTTGGACCGCCGGGGACAGGCAAGACAACCAGACTGATATCGATTGTTGAAAAGGCACTCGAGTCTGGGACTCCGCCTGACCGCATAGCCTTTGTTTCTTTTAGCCGCAAGGCTGCCGAAGAAGCCCGTGAACGCGCACTGGCAAAACTAAACATAAACGGAGGGGATCTGGAATGGTTCCGTACTCTGCACTCAATGGCGTTTCAGTGTCTGGGTCTTAGCCGTAAGAAGGTAATGCAGAAGTCTGACTACGAAAAGCTGGGAAGCTATGTCGGCATGGACTTATCTCCGCGTGGATCCGTAGACGACGCCGGAACTTTCATCCCCTCAGCAACAATAGGTGACAGGTATCTCAACATCGTCGCCTATGCTCGTGCTATGCAGACAACCCTTGAAAGAGCGTTTGACCTCAAGGGCGATGACAACATGTACTTTCAGCAGCTTCGGATTATTAACAACGCCCTTACAGAGTACAAGAAAGGGAATGATAAGCTAGATTTCACTGATATGATCGAGCATTTTAATCTTCAGCGAATGGCACCAGAGTTCGACATGCTCATAGTTGATGAGGCTCAAGACCTAGTCCCATTGCAATGGAGCATGGTTAAGGATGTCCTAGTTCCGAGGTCCAAGGACGTATATTATGCGGGCGATGATGATCAGTGCATTTATGCTTGGATGGGTGTTCAGGTAAAAGATTTCTTGATGGCATCAGATGAGAAGATAATTCTCGATAAGTCTTACCGCGTACCAAACCAGATCCACAAGGTAGCCAACAACCTTGTCAAGCGGTTAGGTACTCGACAGCAAAAAAACTGGGAACCTGCCGAAAGAGAGGGGAAAGTAACTTGGCATCGTGATATACTGGATGTGGACCTAACCACTGGCGAATGGTTGATACTTGCTAGAACGAACCACATTGCAAATATGGTTGCTAAAAAACTGTACGACCAAGGATACCTTTATTGGTACCAAGGCCGTGGTTGGTCCATCTCTCCAAATGTTTTATCTGGTATCGAGGTGTGGCTAAGACTATGCAAAGGGCAGTATCTTTCAGCGGCAGAATTAAAAACCTTTTCGAAGATCCTTTCAGAAAAGGCAACAACCCCAGTTCAGCGAAAAGCACTAGAAACTTTAGACCCAGAGCATACACACGGCCTAGACGAAGTCCTCCCACACCTAAGCTCGAGCATAACATCCCAGACCCCGTGGCACGAAGTGATCAAAGTAAGCGAGAGGGAGCTTATCTACATTGCGTCAGTACGCCGTATGGGCGAGTCTATTTTGACGGGGAAGCCGAGGATACGGATCTCGACGATCCATAAAGCCAAGGGTGGTGAGGCGGACAATGTCGCCCTACTTTTAGATTCATCAAAAGCATGCACAGAATCTCCTGATCAGGAATCCGAGGCACGGACTTTCTACGTTGGGTTAACTCGCGCTCGTAACGAGCTTCACATAATCGAATCACAAAACAGATATGGATTTCAGCTATGAAAAGAGCAGACATTTTAGACACGGCCAAAGAATATGTGACCAAGGATCGGGCGGCTGATCACGGTGAGATGGAGGATAATTTTAATACCATCGCACGGTATTGGTCAGAGCATTTGGATTGCAACGTCACCGCTATCGATGTCGGTGTTATGATGACGCTGCTGAAGGTGGCTAGGATCAAGGGCAACAAATGGCACATCGACAACTATGTTGACGGCGCGGGGTATCTGGCTTGTGCTGGGGAGTTATCTACCAATGAGCGGTAAGAGCGATGAGTGCGTTAATGTCGTGCGGCTGGTGGGGTTTGATGACGCCATCATAGGTATGGCAGCGCGTAAGGGACAGGATGATGTTCTGGCCTATGACGTGAAGAAGATGATTCAGATCCTCATGGACGATAATGAGTGGGACGAAGACGAAGCCATCGAATACTTTTACTACAATATTTATGACGCTTGGATGGGGGAAGGCACACCAGTGCTGATAACCGTGGATAAAGACGTGATACAGGACTATATCGAGGAACAAGATGCACCAGTACAGCTTCATTGAAGATCCGAAAAACAGAAACGAGTTTCCTATTATGCGTGATAGTACCGACATACAAGATCAAGAAGAGATAAAGCAGCAAGCTGCCAGTCCCTTACCACAAGACTGGCAGCCACCATCGCAGCTTCCAGACCTGACAGGATACGAGCGCATTGCTGTTGACTTGGAAACCCGCGACCCGAACCTTATGACACTCGGACCCGGCTGGACACGAAAGGATGGTTACATCATTGGCATCGCTGTAGCGGCTGGGGATAGCTCTTGGTACTTCCCAATCAAGCACGAAGGCGGCGGCAACATGCCCCGTACTGCGGTGATGGGTTGGTTTAAGAAACAGATGCAAACCCCTAATATTGAAAAGATTTTCCACAATGCTATGTACGATCTGGGCTGGCTTCGGGCAGAAGGGATCGAGGTCCAAGGACGGATAATCGACACAATGATTGCCGCGCCGCTGCTGGACGAGAACCGCCGGTACTACAATCTTAACTCACTGGCAGGCGAGTGGCTGGGTGAATACAAGAACGAGAAGCTGCTGAAGCAGGCAGCACAGTTCTTTGGTGTGGATCCAAAGGGTGGCATGTGGCGTTTGCCATCCACCTTTGTTGGCGCATATGCTGAACAGGATGCTGCTGTTACCCTGCGCTTGTGGGATCGGCTGCGTACCGAGATTCAGAAGGACGAAGTTACGAGCATCTTCGACCTTGAAACTAGCTTGCTGCCCTGCCTACTCGAGATGAAAACAAAGGGTGTGCGTGTTGACATCGATGCTGCGGAACGTGCGCGGAAGCTATTGCAGTCACGCGAGGTGCAGTTACTTAAAGAAATAAAGGAAGATACCGGCGTCGCTATTGAACCTTGGGTTGCTACATCTATAGCAAAGGCGTTCGACGCCCTTGGGCTTGAATACCATCGGACAGAAAGCTCGGGTGCGCCGTCCTTTACAAAGCAGTTTCTGTCTAACCATCCGCATCCAGTGGCGCAGAAGATCGTAAAGCTTCGTGAGTTTAACAAAGCCAACACTACATTTATCGAAACAATTCTTGAGCATTCTCATAACGGTCGTATCCATTGTGACTTCAATCCTTTGCGGTCTGATGATGGTGGCACTGTAACGGGGCGATTCTCATCCAGCAACCCGAACCTTCAGCAAATTCCTGCTCGTGATCCTGAGATCAAGCAGATGATTCGTGGCCTCTTTATACCAGAAGAAGGCACCAAGTGGGGAAGTTTTGACTACGCCTCACAAGAACCACGCTGGCTGGCACACTACTGCGCCAGTATCCAAGGCCCTGCTCGTCACCCTGAGATCGACAATGTGATCCAGATGTATCACGATGGCGATGCAGACTTCCATCAGATGGTAGCGGATTTGGCTGGCATTACTCGTAAGGAAGCCAAGACAGTTAACCTCGGCATCATGTACGGCATGGGCAAGAAGAAACTTGCTGGTACGTTGGACATCAGCGAAGAAGATGCGACAGTGTTGCTGGCTCAATACAACGACAAAGTCCCATTTGTTCGTGGCATAGCAGATATGGCATCGCAACAGGCAGAGAAAGTAGGACACATCCGTACCTATCTTGGTCGCAAGTGCCGCTTCAATATGTGGGAACCAAAAGCGTACGGCTACCACAAGGCTATGAAGCTGGAAGAAGCAGCCAAAGAATACGGCGGGCGTCAAGCTATTCGCCCAGCGTTCACATACAAGGCGTTAAACAAACTGA